CTTTATAATACTTGTTTGAACCTGTTGCTCTAAAGCTATTAATGGTATCTTTTGTCATACCCTTAAATACTGCTATTGCTATAATCTGTTTTAAAGGAATATTTGTTTTTTCAAGTTTTGTTACCATCATAATACAACGATAAGAAAATGTTGCACGAATACCATTGTAATTAGCTTCTGTTCTTAAATCCCTTATAAAATCCACAAGGTCTTCATTACTATTTGAAATAGATAACTCAATGTTTCTGTCATATCCAAACTCAATGATTGCGAATCTATCTAATGTAGCTTGGTCTAATACCATTCTTCCAGTATACATTTCATCTGCTCCACTTCCAACTGTATTACCTGCGGCAACTACACGAAAGTTTTTATGTGCATGAATCTTACCATTTGGGAACTCAAAATATTTATTTGCTATAGCGGCATTTAATAAAACTAATACCTCTGGAATACTAGCATCCATTTCATCAAGGAAGAATATTCCTCCATTTTTGAAAGCTTTATAAAATTCTGTTTCATGATATGTTCCACCTGCATCAATGAAACCAGTAAGCTTGTATTCCTGTTGTACACTGTTTGTAAAATAGAACTCAAGTCCTAATTCCCAACTAATTTGTTCAAGTGTGAAGTTCTTTCCTGTTCCTGCTTCACCTGCCAGATATACAGGAATATCATTTTCAATACAAGCTTTAATTGTATCATATTGGTAATGTCTTACTTCTTTTTTGTCCTCTTTTACTTCTTCCTTTTTAGGTTCTTCTTTTTGTTTAATTTCTTTAATTTCTACTTTTGGAAGTTCAACATTATTGTTATTAACTTTAATGCCCTTCCTTAAACTATCTGTTGTTCTTGTCTCACTTCTGAAATCTTCTGGTTCTTTATACTGTGTTCCAACATTGTTACTGTCAAATTTATACCAATACAAAATACCCTGAATCTCAAAACAATAAATGTTCTGTCTTTGTAATTCTCTGATTTCTTTTGTATGTCTTCTAAAAGTTCTTTTTAATTTTACTGTACCAAAATCTGTTTTAACTTCTGCTATTGCTTTGTTTCCTTCTTTTGTTACTGATAAAATATTTCTTGTTTTCATAATTTATTCTCCTATCATTTTGTTCTATCTCTTTGTTGTATTTATAATAACATAAATACTTTTGTTTGTCAATATGTTTTTAAAACTTTTATTTAATTTGTTTTATAAAAGTTAATTAAGGTTAACAACCTTAAAACCTAACCCCTATAATCCCCTTCCCTTTACGCTTATTATACTTCTTTTGTTTTGAATTGTCAAGAACTTTTATCAAAAAAAATAAATAAGCCTCATATACACGCTCTAAGCCATTTTAGTATCCTACCCTATAAAGATTACCTTTATTTATATAGAATTGATTTAAAACGTATATACGAAGCTCATATTAATACTCTAGCATTTATATTTTTCTATATCTGTAATTTCTTCCTCTTCTACTATTGCAGGAATGAAATAAGTTTTTTCAAACAATAATTTAGCATCACTGTTTCTTGCTGGAATTCCATAAAATTTACCAAGATACTCACACTCTGGTAAACGCTCTATTAATCCAAATATAATTCTTCGTAGCATAGATGGATGAACCATAGGAAATGCCATTTGTTTTATGTTCATTCTTTGTGAGGCATCTTTTATTTTTACAACAAGTGAAACCATTTTAGGATTTTTTGCATAACTATTATTTGTTGCAACAAGAGCAATGTTTAAATTAATTCTGTATCCATCCGATTCTAATTTGTTTACAAGTTTCAAAACTTTCAAAGACTGCTCTTTTATTGTTTCTGTTCTAACACTGCAATTATATGATATACTTTTTGTTATGCTTATTACTTTGTTTTTTACAGGTACTCTTTTGTTTGAAATCATATTTGTCGGAATACCTTGTAAATATCTAGGTACAGAACATTGATAACCTGCCACTCCATAACAATTTCTATTCTTAAATGAAACACTTGTATTTACCTTTTTAATGCTTTGTGTGAATTCCTTTGAGACTTCATCCCATCCATGTAATAAAAGGTCTTCTGCGGCATCATATGACTCTGTACCAGTAAAAGATTCTCTACCACGTTCTGATTTCCTAAGTGGTTTAAATGTATCTGTTAATTTGTCCTCATTATCACGAATGAAATGAGCCACTTCTGTTATGCTATTAAAATGAATTATGTTATTCTTTCCTACTTTCTGTTTTACCATTGTTTTGCTCCCTCCTAAATAATTTGTTTTCTCTACTTATATTTTAATTATATAGCATTTGTTTTGTTCTGTCAATAATAAATTAAATAAAAATGGAACGCTTATTTGCGTTCCAATAATCTTATTGTTATTCTGTTCATTTCTTCTGTTCCCCTATCTTCTGTTATACATCCCATATCAACCATGCAATGGATATATCCATAGAGACAATATTGTGCTTCATCCCAAGTAATTAAGTCTCTTTTTAAACTATTGAATACTTTTGTCTCCATCTTCATTAAATTTTTCATTTTATTTTCCTCCTACTTGATTGTTTTATGTTTTGTTTTCTCTTAACTTGATTATATAATAACATATTTTTGTTTTGTTGTCAACATCTTTATTTTAATTTGTTGCAATAAAATAGGAGCATGATTTCTCATGCCCCATAAATCTCTGCTATATTATATTAATCCTTCCTCTATACATTCTTGTAATTTCTCACAACCTCTGCAACCAATCAAAGGACACCCTTCACAGGTTCTTCTTTCGATTCCAAAACAAAGTTCTGTTCCGGAGAATTTACAAGTTGATTCTAAACCACGACAACCTTTTTCAATATCTATCTGTTCGGGTTCGTCTAAATAAAATATTTCTTTTAATTTGTTTTTGATAAAACTAAACATTAAAATTTTTCCTCCTTAAATTTTTGTTTGCTTTTAGGTAGATAACCACACATTGCAATGCAATAACTATCTGCTAAATCATCATTGACTTTACAAGGTACGTTCTGACCGTTTATTTTAACCTGTATAACCCCTTTAGTACCTTTACCCTTATATTCCTCTACTATGTATTTTAGAAGCCCTCTTGACCGCATATAGAGGATTGTACGGTATTTCTTAGGGTCAATACCATATGAGTTTTCTAATGGTTTACTACTTCCTACTATTTGGCTTTTCCAGAAACGTGTGTCTACAGAATAAACAGGTATTTCATCACAATAATAAAAGAAATCAATTATAGTTGCTACTAATGCGCCTGTTGATTTAATATAGGCTTCTGAAAGAAATCCCTGTGAACGTAAACGAATTCTCTCTGTCAATACTAATGGATTTTTTATATCATACTTCGACATAATTCCTTCAAGAGTATTTCTTAGCGTTACCCTCTTTTCTGAGTTGCTATTACAGACTTTATAATCAACCGAAATCATATCAACAATATATTTGTTTTTTAATATTGTTATACCTGTGCGTTTATAACTCTGGTCTATACCTATTACCCATTCTTGCATAATTACCACCTACACAAAAGGAATTGTCATGTATTCCTCTTTATACTTCTTTGCTAACTCTCTATTATTGTGCCCTTTTTCTGAGTGTTCCATATCTTCGATATAATGCATTTGTTTGTCTCTAAACCACTCTTTATCAACAAGGATATAATCAGTGCCATCCAACAAGTATAATAAAAGTTTTCCTTCTACCTTACCACAGAAGATATATCTTTTTTCGTTTTTTCTTCCTTCCTTGTTGATTGAAAAAATATCTCCAAATTTAATTGTCTTTGCCATGTTCTTTAAAAACCTTTCCTTTCTTCTTTTTGCTAAACCTCTTTGAAACCTTTGCTTTTCTTCCAGTGTATTTATTGGTTCTGTTCTACCTTCCAAATAATTTTCTTTCAAAATTCTTAATTGTATATTTTCTTTATGTTTCCTTATCCAATCCTTTGGCACTGTTTTAAAATTTTGCAATGTCTGATTCCAAATCAAATATTCATTGCCTATTCTGCCGCAATATTGGCAAACATATTTGTTCCCACTTTTGGTAAAGAACCTAAACAACTGCCCCTGTTTTATTGTTTTAACCATTCAATACATTTCTCCTTTGTTGTAAATACTGGATATAAGTCTGTTGTTTTAAATCCATTATTTATTGTTTGATTACCAAACCTGTAATGATTTACTACTTGTCCATTTTGTAACTTCTCATTCAGTTCCTTATCTGTTGTGCATTTAAGTGCATAAAAATGATAGCGTATTCCTTCCGTTGTAATTGTTACCATTTCAACCCTGCCTTTGAATATAATGTTTTTCTTTCCACCCTGCTTCTTTGCACAGAATACAAGATATACAATATCATCTGGTTCGCACAACACATTTGCCAAATATGACACTTTGTTTCTCTCCTTTCTCTTGTGAGGATGCATACACTCCTTTTCCTCACAATCCATGCAATCAAGATATGTAACATACATCCCCATTGGTTTACAATATTTTGCCATTATGCTACCACCGTTCTGCTACCAAACACTAATGCTTCTGTTTCATCCCATAATGAAACTTTTACTTTTCTTTCATTCTTTTTTGTTTCATTGAATTTTCCGAAATGATGAACTTCTAAAATTGTAACAAACTTTGCTGTTCTCTTTACAACCTCATATTTTACTGCGTCCTCACCATAAACTTTTCCAACTTCAAATTTTCTCATTATCTTGTTCTCCCTTCTGTTTTTGCTCTCTCTATTGTTTACACCTATATAATAACATAAGGGCTGAACAATGTCAACCCCTTTTTGTTTTATTCCTCTACTAATTCAAAATAATGCGCTAACCATTCAAACACAAAAGGTAAATGATAAGAACCAAACCCTATCATTTCATAATCTTGTCCTACTTCCTTATAATGGATACAAAAATATGGTTTTAATACGGAACCAGAAACAACAATCTCCGCTTTTGTTACCCTAATCTTTCTATCTAATTCACTATCCTGTACTTCATTATTAATATTTAATAATCCATTTCTTGTTTCATCATTTTTAGCCATTTTTATTTCCTCCATTTGTTAATGATTTTAAAAAATAAGTTTAATCCAAATTTAAAAGACACAACAAGTATTGCAAGATAAACACAAATAATCGGTGGCATAATAATTGTATACATGACGAATTCCATTATTCTATCCATATTAAATCCTCTCTTTCTCTTTCCCATAGCAGACTTCTCTCATGTTACAAGCTTCTGCCATTTTGCAATTATATCCTGTACAATCCTTTGCCCTCTTAACTAATCTGTTATGTTTCATCAATCTATATTTTGCTTTCTGTATGTTTTCCAACCGCTTAATATATTTCTTTATTTCCTCATAATTATACTCATAACAAAATACTTTGATTTCCTGTGTGTTTTTATCCTCACACAAAACAAACCCTTTATGTATTCCTGTTAAATGCATATATAATTGTAATTGCTTTCTACCTGTTTTATGATATGTTCCTTTATCTATCATATTTTTAAATTGATATGTATTTACTGATTTAATCTCTACAACGTATCTCTCACCGTCTATACAACAAATTATATCGGGAGTATAAGATAAATCGTATTCATCACGAAAACGGCTGTAATCGCAATCTAGCGGCTCACACAAACCCCCTCTTATAAATAATCTTTGCCATTTCTCATGTATGGCATCCCCCTCACTAAATATTCTTTTTAATCCTACCTGTACTTGTTCACCTTGCTTTTGTTTATAAAATATGCTTAATACTTGTTGCCGCAAACAAAACTTTTTATCTGATACAATAATAGCAGATGCATGAAGTCCTTTTCTCTCTGTTGTCTCCGCACCCCTTGTCATTACAGAACGTAAGAAGATTAATTCTTGTTCTATGTTTTTATCAAGATAATGCAAACTATTCAATTTATGTTCTAACTCTGTTTCTTGTGTAGATTGTATCCGAGTAAATGTTTTCTTTGCTTCTTTTTTAATTTCATCTAAAAGACCCATCGTTCTGCACCTCTACTGATATTATATCTTTTTTTTGATATTTTGTCAGGTCAACAAATCTTTCTATAGCACTTTGCTCGTTTGTATCATAACAAAAAAATGTACATATTGTGTTATATTCCAAATCACTCCTTTTATATCGTAAACAATAAAAATTTAGTCCAGTTTCCTTCATCCTTTGTATTTTTCTCTCCTTTCTGTCATGATTTCTTTTCTCACATCCTGCAAATCCTCAAAAGGAATAAATCCCCTATCATAAATCAATGGGATTTCACACTCGCCTTTTGGATTACAAACTTTTGATTTTACAACCTTGCACTTCATAATCATGCCTATTGTTTCTTTACTTGCTGTATTATATGGGTTATGATTTGGAATATCAATATATCCCTTTCGTGCTACCTGTATCCTTAAAGAACAACTATGTTTTAATTTATGACCTCCCGGTGTTTGTATATTATCTCCAAACGGCAAGGCATTCATTTTATCTCGAATCTGATTGATAAATATAACAGTTGTTCCTGTTTGCTCTATTACATCTTCCAAAGTTGGCAAGTATTTATCCATTAACCTAGCAACACCACCAATTCTTGTTTCTTGTTCACTATCTGTATTTACAGCCTTTCTAATTTTGTCTATATCATCCTTTGGTTGCATTGATGGTACACTATCAATAATGATTAATGGGATGCCTTCCTCTGCAAATCTGATTGCTCTATTAAATGCCTTTTCTCCATACCTTGCTCTGTATACTAACATCTGCTTTGGTTTATTCCCAAACACCTTTGCTCTATCTGAATCAAACGTACCTTCAATCGGGATATCCAAACAAATTTCATGCTGTGAGCATAAATGATATGCCAAAGAAGTTTTTCCTGCGGATTCACCGCCAAAGATTTCTATTGTTCTTCCTTTTGGCATACCTCCACCAATTATGTTATCAAGCTCTTGCAACCCTGTACCCCATCTAGGAATTTTTAAAACACCATTTTTGCTTCCTAGACTATATACAGAACCATCACCCTCTTTTTTTGAGATTTCCGAACATAATTTCATAATTGCTTCTCTGTTCATTTGTTTCATTTTCTTTCCCTCTCTTTAGTTCCATCTATCCAACATTCACAACTTGTATAATAATCTACATTATCTAAATATAAATCTGAATCGGAATTGTTGCAAAACAAAAATCCTTTCGCAAATTCGCTGTATAAACAATTTGAACAACACTCTGGTTTATCTGGTCTAATAATCTTCATTTTTTAAATCCTCCATTTCCTTTGCGCTTATCCCAACAATACCTGCACTTTCTTTTGAGTTTGTTGCTTTAAAAAATGCCCCCTTTCTTTGTGGGTACATAAACTCAAACATAAGATAGTTCATTGCATCTAACAAATACTCTTTGTTTCCTGTTTCATTATATTTCTCAATACATTTCTCTTCTGTTTTTAATGCATCAACATACCCTCTACCAAAATTCTTTGCCGCTGTACCATATTTATAAAATGATACCTTAACTCTGTTTTCTCTGAGCTTATCTACTTCATGCGAATACTCTTTTTCCGATATATAATTATTCATTGTTTTTCCTCCTTACTTAGCCACCATTGTACTATTGTACTTCACAACTCTGCTAATATATCTCTTCTCATTAAATTCTAATGCCCCTTGTTCTTCCAGAATATTTATTACTCTACTTGTCACTGCTCTGCCTTTACATCTATCATAAAAATCGTCATAATCTAAAAACTTACCATTCTTCTTCCTTTCCATTTCTATCTCTGTGGCGGCTTTGTCTCCTATTCCTTTAATAATGCTCATACCCTGTTGTATAACCATTTCACCATCATAATTTCTTAATGACGTTCTGGCTGTCTGGTTTACATGGGGCAACATAACCACAACACCATCTTTCACAGCACACTCTGCATATTTAAAAATGTTTGCTTCGTTCAATGCATATTTCATTTTTACATACCAAAATTCTGTTGGGAAATGTATCTTGTACCACATCTGGTCTACACTAATTAAGGAGTAGCCTGTACTGTGCCCCTTATTAAAGCCATAGATTAACATGCTACTCCATAGACTATCTGTCTGCTTTCTTGTTAATCCTTCGCTTCGGCAACCCTTATAAAAATCTTTCTTCATCTGTTCAATGATTGGTATGTACTCTGGTTTTGTTAGGTTCTCTGCTTTCTTCATAATCTTTAATAAATCAAAACTCTGCGGAGCTGTTAAATGCCCTACCTTCTGAGCAACCTCTACAGTCTGCTCTTGGTATAACATTGTGCCGTACGTTTCTTGTGTGTATTTATAATATGGTGTATTTTTATCTGCCTTACCAGATAACTTGTTATACGCATATGTTTCATGCATTTTTAATTGTAATGGTGCAGGTCTGTTCAATGCGTTTACTGCAATAACATCATTCATACAGTCACATTGTATCATGTCAAGAATTTTCTTTGGTGCAGATTTCTCCATCTGAAATATCCCATCTGTATTTCCTGCTCTAAAATTATCATAAATATCTTGTTCTTCTCTGTCCTCATCTGTTATTCTATGCCCTGTATACTCTCTCAATTCTTTTGTTTCAGATAATGTCTTGAGTCCTAACATATCAAACTTAATACAATTAATATGTTCCAAATCATTAAGGTCATAACAAGACGAATATGCATCCTTACCACGTCTTATGATACAAGTATAATTTGATATGTCTGTGCCTACCACAGCCACCCCAGCGGCATGTTTACCAAGATAGCGTATCTTTCCATACAACTTACTAAAATGCTTCATTATGTTATCATACAAATCATTGTACTCATAATATGCCGCATCATCCTTTAATGCCTGCATATCCAATTCGCCCTCAATCTCATATCCATGTATAAATGCTTTTATTTCTGCTACTATCTTCTTGTTATGGTCTTTGTCAAACTCGTCTAAATCCTTACCAGACATTGGCAAACCACACACGCCAGACAAATCATTTACTAAATTATCAATGTTGTATTCTCCGTAGCTACATATCTGGACAGCCTTTCCTTTATGTTTTTTGATAACATAATCAATAACTTCCTGTCTACGTTCTGTTTCAAAATCAACATCTATATCTGGCATTTTCTTTTTGTCCTTACGCATAAACCTACTAAAATCTAAATTATACTTTATGCTATCAACATCTGTTATGTTTAATGCATATGCAACTAAACAATTACAAGCCGACCCTCTTCCTGCTCCTACCTCTATGCCATTGGCTCTTGCCCAATTAACATAATCCTGCACCATTAAAAAATAATCATCGAAACCATGATAATGTATTACATCCAGTTCCTTCTTACATCTTGTTACATATTTTTTGTTATATTTTCCTTTTTTCTTTAGTCCTCTAATTATGTTTTGTTTCAACAATTTATAGCTGTCTCCACCTGTTGAAATTTGCGGAAGTTCAAGCTCACATCCTTCCAAAATATCGCTTTCCACTTTGTTATAAATCTCGTCCATATTGTTTATGTATTCTGTTGCTATGTTCTCCGCTTCTCCCGAAAGAACCTTGTTATATATTTTTACAAATCTTTTCTTGATTTCCTTTTCAGATGGCATATACCTTTCGCCATATGTTCTTTTTACATCTAATGTTGTTTTACCTATTTCATGCATTTTGCAGTAAGTATCAAAATCTTCCTTACGTCCAAAATGTGAATCAGAAGTTAAAATGCATTTAATGTTTAATGCTCCTGCTAATCTCATAAGCACCAAATCTGTTTTTTCTTGTGTATGTTTTGTATCAATCTTATACGGCTGTATCTCAACATACAAATCTTTTCCGAATATACTTTTAAATTTCTTCAAAATCTTTGTAGCCATCTTTTCATTATTGTTTATTATTGCTTGTGACGTTGCACTCGCTATACAAGCTGTGGTACAAATTAAACCCTCTGAATACTTTTCCAACAATTTAAAATCCACGATTGGTTTATAATAAAACTGTTGTGTGTTTGCTTCTGTCATAATATGACAAAGATTTTCATAACCTTTTAAATTCTTGACAAACAAGTTTAAATGATATGATTTTCTTTTAGGATTTTCTTTGTTATACACTGGTTGAAAATAAATCTCACAACCTAATATCGGTTTTATGTCTGCATCCTTGCAAGCCAACCAATGTTGTATCAAACCAGATATATTTCCATGATTACTTGTTCCAAGTGCTTTGTATCCCAACTCCTTTGCTATCTCTACCAATTCTTGCGGCTTTCCGAATCCATCAAAAAAACTGTGTTCATCATGCCTGTGTAAATCAAAAAATTTACTCATTGTTTTCGCTCCTTACACTTTATATTATAACAAAAGGGTTGAACTATGTCAACCCCTAAATGTTATTACTTATTAATCCCAATCATCGTCTTCTTTTTCTTCATCGTCCCAATCATCGTCCTGCTCTTCATCGTCTTCTTCTAAAATATCAATATAATATTCTTTTGTCTTTCTAGGTTTACAATCAAGCCCTCTTTCCTTACACATCTGGTAAAGCTCTCTGGCTGACATTTCCTCATAATCTTCTGTTTCTTCTTCAATCTCTGGCTCTGGTTCTACTTTTGTTTTGGTTTTTCTTCCTTTTGTTTTAGCTCTAGTTGGCTTTTCTTCGTCTTCTTCGATTTCTGAATTGTCAGCAGGGTAAGCCTTGTCGATTGCTTTCAGAATTGCCTGTTCTGACATTGGTTTCACTTTCTCATTTCTAAATTTCTTTTTATCCAAAGGGATAACGGAATACGTTGTGTTTTGTCCTTTTCCAATTCTCTTTATCTCAAAATCTCTGTCTGTGATAGTTCCATAGGTTTCATACATAGAAGCTAATGCAGGAACGGGAGAACAGTTATTAACCGCAAACATAAACAACTTAACCTCTTTGCTTTCATAATCATATACGCTCCATACATACATATTTCTTGTTCTTAAATCTTCATCCTCACAGTACGAACATTCTCTTCCGAACATTTCTTGGCAAGGAACATTCACACCAAGTTTAAAACTATCATGGAAAGGAATCTCCACACCATCTTCCATATCATTTAAAAATCTAAGTCTAATTTTTGTCCCCTCTTTGAAAAAAATAAACTTACCTTTATTTGTTCCACTTTTTGCAATCTCATTTTTTATTGCCTGAATTGAAATAGCCATCTTTATATACTCCTTTTTGTTTTATCTTTTTGATATTCTTACATCAAAGTTTTTAATACGAATACAACTAAAATCCTTTACATTTACAACGGCTGTCTGAATCTGCACATACCCACTATTTTGTTTCGGGTTTTTATAAACTGTCTTTATAACATCCATAATCTTATCAATACTTGCAAGCTGTTCATTCTTTAAATCCTCAGAAAGTATTTTTAAAAGTTCTTCATCAAATTTTGTTTTATCTTCATACCTTTCATAACCAATTAAAGATTCATACTCTTTACAAATTGTTTCATATTCTTCCGAAAACTCGTCATACTCCTTAACAATATTATCCTGTAAAACCATCTGCTTTCCTGTAATATGCAATAATTCTATATCCGTTTCAATGCTTACCTTTAATCTCATTTAACTCTCGCCTTACCTTTCTCAACGACTTTTTAATCTGTTCTTTTGTCATTTCCCCAACATCTTTGTTTGGTATCTCAAATCTTATTACTCTAAAATATCTCTTTAAAAGTTCTGTTCCTTTTATCCCAGATTTATCATTATCTAAAACGGATACCACTGTCTTAATGTCTTTCTCTTTGAGTTTTTCTATTTGTTCATCTGATATATGCCACCCTAATAAAGCAACAACATTTTTCAGATGCCCTTTTGTTTTAAGATTTAAACAATCAAGATAACCCTCACAAATAAATACTATGCTGTCCTTTTCATATGTACCACTTAGAGTATCCCTTTTTCTAAAACCCTCATTATAAAGGTACTTTCGTTTCTGTTCTACATATCTATTTGTCGTTCTTGCTACATATCCTTTAAATATCCCATTGTCTAATATGGGGAATATAATTGGATATGCTATATTATAAGACACCCTACAATCTGCTGTATTTAAATCCTTCTTTGTAAATCCTCTGTTGTGCATATACTCATATGCCCTTTGTTCTTCTTCTTCCAAATCTCCATACCAATCCATTGTTTTCAAACCATAAAAATAATCGTCTGCTTCAATAATTGCTTGGTGATTATTTATTTTTTTCTTTTTCTTATATTTCGCATTTATCTTTTTAATTTCCTTACTATTCAGAATCCTTTCGAGATAAATGCAGGTCTGTAAATCATTCAACTCTGGCTGTGCATTTTTAACAAAGTCATATGCATTACCATATAAGCCACAACCAAAACAAAAGAATGTGCCATCAGAAAGATTTATTCTCATTGAAGGGTTTATATCATCATGGAAAGGACAAACTATGCTGAACTCAGACGTTGGAACATCATCATTTATTATTCCATAGAATACCAAGACTTTTAATAAATCTTTTCCTGTATATTTTCTTCTCATTTTTTAATTTCCGTTAACTTGATATAAGGCTTTCCTAATTCCACATCATAACAAGAATTTAATTGCTTTTTCTTTATCACTCCTGTTTGATATGCATTATCAAGTTTCGTTTCATTTACTACCTCTTGAACTTCTATAAATTTCTTAAACTCTTTTGGCTTTACTCCACAGGTTTTAAGATATTTAACAAGACCTTCCATATCACTAACAATGTATGTTTTATCTATGACTTCTTTCTGTTGTTCTTTTGTCAAGTTTTGTTTTAACTTATCAAGAAACCAAACAATTTTTCTTTTTCTAATTTTCTGCACTTTCAAATGTTTATGATTTGAATAGTACATTTGCGTTTCATCAAGAGTCACATTAAAACTATCTGTTTCTTGTGTGGAATACATATAGTTTGAAATACTTAAGGACTCTTTTCTATTTACTTCGTCTAAATATTGTTTTGCTTCTTTTTCATTCTGTCTTGCTTCGTAAAGAAGCCTAACACTATTCTTCACACTTGTTGGAATTGATGTATCTATCATGAATATCTCTCCTTCCCTGTTTTGTTCTATGTCCTTTAATATAATTACGAATATCTTTAGGGAAAGAATTCGCTGTATCATTTTTGCTTACAATGAATAACAATTCATCAAAACCAATCTTGACCTCTGTTCCATAGAATGTTTGAACTTTTACAAGCTTTTGCTTTCTGTTGATACCTACAACTTTTGCAAACCTCAGCTTTCTATATACATTCTGGTCTTTCGCTTCTACATAGTGAATAAATGCGATTGTTGAACCAACCTGTAATACTTCATCATATACCCATTGCGGCTTCTCATATGAATATTTTTCCGCAATCTGTTTTAATGTTGTTGCATAGATTCCTCTATACTTGTTTTCTGTCTCCTGCTCTTTTGTTTCTGTTTCCTCTTTTTCTTCCTCCCATGCTTCTTCATCATTTTGTGCCTGTGTTTCTTCTACCACTTCCGCAACTGCTTCGATTGCTTCGATTGCTTCTACAACATCTGCTTTTTCTTCTTCCTTACTGTTATCCTCTGCACCTTCTTTTTCTTCATTCTTGTAAAACTCTACAAGATTATTGATTAATTCCTGCTTTGTGAACTTATGCCCTTTATGCTCTAATTTAAGCCCTTTCTCTCTTGATAATGCTTTTAAATCCTTTACCTTAAAACCGCTTAAATCTTTCATTATACTGTTTGATACCATCATGTTTTTGCTCTCCTTTTCTTTTTGCTTGACTTAATTATACTACTTTTTGCTTTTTCTGTCAATACCTTTTTTAAACTTTATTTGTACTTTCAATCTTATAACAGAATTTCTTCAAAATCTGTATAATAATCAAAAACTACAAAACTTGCTTTGTTAATATCTTCCTCGCTAAAATAATAAGGGTCTTCTTTTAACATTTCACAAGCTTTCTTAATTGCATCTTCCCTATTCATTAAATGAAAATCGAAGCACTCTTCTTTAGTTACTCCATATTCATCACTCAAAACAAATCCTACCTCTGTTGCATTGTTTTCAAATGTTTCAAATTCTGCTCCTGTCATAAATCCTGTCATTTTTGTTTCCTCCTTGAATCTTGCTATCTCTTAATTTATATTTATTATAACACCTGTTCTTTGTTTTGTCAACACTTTTTTTAAAAAGTTTTTAATTTTTCAAAATCAACTAATTCACCGATTGTAACAAAAACATGGTGCTTTGTTTTCTTTCTCTTTTTAAGTTTTTTGTTGAGTCTTTCAATCTCATTTTCACAATACCAAATTGTTTCTGTATCCTCTGAAAATGTTGCACACTCTAAAAGGCTTTCTAAATTTTTAATCTGTTCTTTAATTGCTTTCATTTTGTTTACCTCACTTTTGTTTATATCTTGTTCTCTCTGTTCTTGATTATATTATAACACAAACAAAACAAATGTCAATAGATATTTTAAAATTATTTAAACAAAAATAAAGCTTATATACTACATAAATTAATATATAATATATAAGCTTATAAGATATAAATTATTTATTTAATTATCTGTTCTGTTTTCTTTCATTGCTTTTCTTTCTTTTGCTGTGAACTCGTCCTCATATTTGGACTTATACTTTTTATGGTATTTATCCTGCATACTATGAATTGAAACAGAATCATAACCTGTGCCATTTAACTGTTCACACATTCTGTTTATTTCTTTAATTTCTTTTGTTACATTTTTTACTAACTTAGAAATATAATCCGCATCTGCTGTCATACCATAATTTGTACACTGTTGCCATAATTCCTCATATAATTGTTTTGTTTGTTCTTCCCAGTCTTTATACCTCTGCATAGCAGACCGAACAAACTTTGGTAACACATTGTCATTAACATCTGTTGTGGTATATCTGCTCCAATCAGAAGGGATAACCTGTGGTAAATCAACCTGTTTCATTGGTATTATTTTATGATGCAAATTAATATATTTATGATGCAATTTTCTTTTACCTGCTACCTCACTCATATATTGATATTCTAACTTGCGTTTAAATCCCTGTAACCCTAAAAAACAAAAGTAATCAGCTAATTGTTCATGCATACTCAAAGCCTTTTGCATATGTTCATCAAGCTTTAAATATATTTCTTCTGCACACTGTTCTTTTTCTCTCTCATTTGTTTTCTGCATGGAATAACTTTTGTTTTGTTTCGTTTCAACTGACCATGGCTGTTCATCCTGTCTGTTCATATCTTGTTGTCCATTATACATTTCATTCATTCAAAACACCTCCTAGATTGTTGGGAAATTGTATGCTGTTTTGTTTAATTCACAAGAAGAAACAACAAAAGTTCCGCTATCCGTTGCTACGTTTGTATGATATACTCTACGACTTCTTATTTGGTCTGCATGGACATTGTTTCCACATTTTGTTCTTAAAACATACTGTGTTGTTCCTGCTCCAAGTGTAATTGCTACTGTATCTGCACTAGATATTCCTGTCGGTAATCCTTGTGCAACACAAATACATACTTTTTGTTTATTCGCAAAAGTTTCCTGTGGTATGTTTAATATTAAAACACCATCTGTCAAAGTTACACTATTTGTTTTAACAAAATGTACACATCCTCCGCAACCATAACCATTGTTATTATATAAACTACATGACATAAATCTCAAACCCCTCTCTAACGCTCTACAAGCCGAAATAAGGACGGTATTTCTACCGCCCTACTTCTCACGCTCTAAGCGGATAAAATACTACCTAGCACCCACAGCAATTATTACAACCGTTGTTATAATGAGAATACATATGAGCACTCTCATAAGGTGAACAGGTCTGATAAGCTGGAATTGGTGTTGGTCTTAATGTGGAAATTAATGTTGCATTCTGTGCCTGCTGACTTAACTGGAAGTTAGCTGTTTGGAGTTCATCCCTTAATGATTGGATTTCATTCTGTGTCATTAATGCTCTTGTTGCATCACCATCCGCTTTGATAGCGTTAACAATATCACAAGTGTTACGAGCGTTTTCATAACGCACAGCATCAAGATTCCGATTAGTTGTACAGCAACAATCTGCTAACTGTGTGGCAAGTGCATTTGTGTTCTGCATACCTGCAACGGCTACGTTATTAATTGCCTGCTGTGTGCCATTGAACCCATTTAAGAGTGAAGTGTTCATGGCATAGAAACCATCACAAAGTCCACTCTCTAAGCCATTCAGTTTGTTGATAACCGCTTGATTATCAAAACCTCTTTGAATGGCTGAATCTGTATATGCACTTGCTGTTCCATTCATGCCATTACCTCCCCAGTTTCCTCCCCAGTTACCACCCCATGCAAGTAAGAAGAAAAGGAAAAATACCCAACTGCCATTGCCATCAAACATACCTTCGTTGTCTCTGCCTAATGCTAAAGCATCAGCTACGCTTAATCCGCTACCATCCATACCCATAATAAGTACCTCCTGTATGATTTTTATTTATATAAACCACTATTGGTTCATACCTTATTTTCTAAATGCTGATTGCATTTGTTTCATTTGATTTTGAAACTGGTTATATGCATCATCTAAACTAATACCCCTTTGTTTACAAAGATTATTTGCTACCTGTTTCAATTCATTCTCTGACTTTCCTTGTGCCATTTGTTTCGCCCTTGCAAATAATGGGTTATTCCTAAACATCATTTCCAACTGGTTCATCTAGGACACCTCCTCCAAGTTCTTCAATTCTCTGTTTCATTGATTTAATAACATTTTCAAAATCTGTTCTCAAAACATACATATTGTTTTGTTGTGCCTGTTGCTCCTGCATTTTGTTTTGATTATCCTCTAATACATATGTTTTTAACTCCGCTGTTCCATCCAACATGATTTGTTTTGTGTAAATCTTTTTGTTTGCTACATCTGTAAAAACAAATAAACTACCATCCAAATCTATCATGCTTGCCTTTGCTTCGTCATAACTGGAAACAGGTCTACAATTAATCATTTGTTGTGGTTGATTAAATGCTTGCTGACCTCTCATATATCCGTTATACTGATTTGCATATTGCTGTTGGTCGTATGCATTTACTCTATCTTGATACATTTGCTGTTGGTAAGGACTCAACGGCTTTCCCATGCCATAACCACCATAAGGGTATGTCATTTCCACTCCCTCCCTTCCTTTTGTATGACTCCATTATACAACTATTATTGTAATAAAAGTATAAATAAAATGTATTCCTAGTACACAAAAAGGAGATACAAAAACGTATCTCCCTTATTTTACATAATATTTCCAATTTTAATCAATAGTTTTCTGTGCTTATTCTTGACAGACGATTCTGACATGCCTAACACATCTGCAATGTATCCCAAAGACTTGCCTTGTTTATAATGCATTTCTATAATCTTTTTGTCTTCTTCACTTGCCATCAAGTTGTTTAACATTCTATCAAAATCCTCTACAGAATCTATTTGCTTTAATTTCTTTCGAGTCAAGGCATTTTCTTTGTTCATGCCACCACCCCTATTTCATAAACTTACCACAATTAGGGCAACGCTTTTGCCCCGTTGTGCTTTTACCTGTCTTTCTTCCACTACCTTCTCCGACTCTTCTTCTTGTTGTTGTTCTTGTCACCTTAACATATGCTTTCGCCATATTTTATCCTCCTATTTCTTTTCATTATGAACTGCGTTACCATTATATTGATTTCCGCTTACATCATTATCATTATACTCTGCATTTGCATTTTCTCTCTCTGTTCCAACCTCAATCTTTTCTGTTGTAGTTGTTTCAAACTGTGATTCATAATAAACAAAACCAGAATACCCGACAACTGCTTCTGCAAACATCAAAACAATTAATAACATAATAATTTTATCTTTTATTTTGTTAGACTTTGCATATTCTTTTTGTACATCCAACAATACTTTGCTTACTGTTTTATCATCCATAAAACCCACCTCTAATCTACATACCTTCATAAATTGCATATCTTCTAAATATAATCCTTAATAACCTTCCGACTGTGTTTTTCTCCATAAAATCATATAATTCCTTACTAATTCTTATTCTTGCTGTGACTTTTTTCTTTGAATCAGTCGTTATCTGATATGTAAAATATCGTTTAATTGTTACATTACCAAAATCATTGAGATTTACATAAGGTATTGGTAGAAGTGTATCTTCATCTGAATCATAATATAAACATTCTATTGTAAATTCGTCAACACTCTCTCCAAATATATCGACAAGAGCAATATATGCCGTTCCATCTGCATTTCTTGAAAAGTGCTTACTAGAACGAATGACATATTGTTGCCAATTCTTTGGTGTTAACTTACCCATAGAACTTTTAAGCTCTCTTAAAGTTTGTTGTGCTTGATTTGCTATTGTTTGTAAACTTTTTGGAGAACCAACCATAAATTCTGTTCTCAAATCTGTTACTGACACACCATCTGATATATAAGAAACGGTTCCTAATAAGATTCCATATTGTGCATCTGTTTTTGGAACATTTGGCTGTCCATCTACTAAATCAAGCAATTCTACTCTCATTCTTCTGTCAGCCGCAACATACATTAGTGCAATTGCTTTTGCTGTATTAACAGTTAAAGATATTTCCAAGTCCTGTTCATCGAGTGTATACCAATACCCATTAATAAATGCCTTTCCCTCCTTAATAAAAAGACTCGTTCCGCTTGCATATGGTTTTAACCCTTGCACTGTTGTTTTGTCAATCGTTCCTGTTAATGTTTCCGAATCCTCAACATATATTCCATTCGGAATAAATAAACTTAAACAATCTGCAAAATCTTCGGCTTGATATGTTCTATCATATGCACCATCTTGTAGCCTTGCATTAAAAAATCCACTTCTTTCTGCCATTTTGTTCTCCTTTCTCTTTTCTTTTATTATAACAATATATTATAATTTGTCAAGTTTTATTTTACTCTTTTCCAGATATAGCAAGTAATATATGGTTGTAAATTGTTATGTGCATTTCCCCCACCTGTATTTCCAATAGTGTGTGTATGTGTTGCATCAAGATAAAAACCATCTTTATAATTAGCTGTAGTTTCCCTTGACGTAGAATAAAATCCATTTGTGTCACCCCAATTAGAAAAAATTCCAGAAGATGTAAGACCCCACTTTTTGTCCTGTCCACTAATATTATTTACCCCACCTTTTAAACTTTTTTCACTTGCACTATGGTTATGTGATGGCATTTCACTAACTGATAATTTATGTGCTTTTTCTCCTCCTATTTTGTTTGCTGTTTTAAAATCATCGTCATTTTCATCGACTCCAACAAGTACCCTACCTTTAATTCGTTCCCATGTTCCACCCCACTTTTTATTAGGGTCAAAACTTGAATCCATTGTTTCATATACCGAGCCAACTGGATAAAACATATTTAATAAATCGGAAATCTTTTTATCAATATACTTTATATTATTACTAATTTCTTCTACGCTTGCACCTATTGCTCTTATATCTTTTATTTCTGTTTTATTTGCTTTTCCATATTCAAATGTTATATCATTTATTGTTTCATTATTTTGTAGCGTTGTGGTAACTTCTACAATTTGAGCATCTATTTCAATACCCAAATCCCTGTCTTGTATTGTCACCCAGTCTCCTAAATCATAATCCCTCATATAAACATATCTTTGATTATGTTCATTTACTGTTGCTGAATATTCGTCCATAATAGCATTTTCTTGAAACTTCTCATATGCTCTCTGTTCTATTAATTTGTCATATTCTTCATCAGTTAATGTAGTATCATCTTCGCCTTCACTCTGAATGTCTCTTGCATCTATCCATAATTCTTCTCTGTTCCATGCACTCTTTTTGTTTTCTGAATCCTTTTGAATCTCATACCATTTTCTCTCTGCTCCTTCTCCCTCTCCTGCAATATAAGCCACATTCATATCGCTTTCAGAGTCATAGGAATAACTGGCTCTTTTTATATTTGACAATGATTTAGAAAATATAACTGTGTTTAATCCATTACCTCTTGTCCTATCCACTCCTGTTTTTATTAGCACTTCAAAACCTGCTACATTTGACAATCCCGAAAGATGTTCTCCATATACACTTGACAATTCAAATGTTTTATTTATTTTTGGTGCAATAACTATCCCTAATTTATATTGTTCAAAATAATCAGACATTTCCTCCCATAACTGACCGCCTGTTATTTGTTTTGTTATAAGTGTGTCCTCATACACTTTATTATCTTTCTGATAACTTATATTCATATCAACATAACGCTCTGTATTCTTCTCAAAACACCTTGTTATTAAATCTGTAACATATGCTATCAGCTCCGTATTTTTATAATCAAAAGTACCTGCAATTACTCTCTTGGAAAATAAAAATGGCATCAATCTTCCTTCAATTTTTATTGTCGAAGGATAATCTGCATCTTCTTCATTTTCTTTTGAAACTTTTTCAATTTTTCCAAATACATTATGCAAGGTATTCCAACTATCGCTTTTTGTTTTATCATTTGACATATACAATAAAACATAATATGTTTTTGTCTTGTCCAACAGAAACAAATTTTCATCAACATATCTTGCATTAATAGAAAAAGTTCCAATATCTCTAAATTTGTTGTTCCACTGTGCCATTTCATATTTTCGCAATGAACCAACTCTTCTTAAATTCTCATTAAATATCCACAACATAACTACATTGCTCCAATATTAAAATACTGATTGTCATAATATAAAGTAACTTCTAATTGTCCTGTCGATGCATCTTCCACTTCATACATAACAATATTTTCACCTTTTTGCAACTGGAAGAAAGAACTATCTAATGTTATCTCTCCTATTAAGTCTTTTGTTTTCCCTTCGGAAGAATCATAATAATAAATGTCTTCTTCTCCATTATTTGTATTAATAACAATATAATCTTCCGTTTCAAAACTATCAACAACGACTGAATCAAACACCTTGATTTGTTCTCCTGTTGTGAGATTTCTTAGTGCTGGATGTTTTACTTCTCCATTTATAACTTTCATTACTGCTACAAATCCTGCTTTTACATCCCCTGTATTTTCTATTGTTTTTGTTACCGACAACTCTTCCACACCAATTATTATACCTGTTTCTTGCGGAATTGTCAGTGGAAAATGAAATCTTTTATCAATATGTCTAAACTCTGATTTACTTCTTTCAACTTCAAAAAACATAGGGTTATAACAGGTGAATTCTGCTGTAAACAAACATAAAACCTCATTATTTTCGCTTTCCTTTACAGAATACTTTATTGGTTCATTTAATCGACATTTTAAATAATAATCTCCTGCAATTATCTCATAATCATCATAGATATTTAGAAATCTATTCAATCTTGTTTTAAAACCTATTATGTCTTTCTCTTGTTCTTTGTAATAATTCTCCCATGTTGTTCCTATTGGCATTAATTTGTTTGATACTACATAACCAATTAACTTTGGTTTTCGTATGCCAACAACTGTGCTAGATATTGTTTCGCCTATCTGAAATGGTATTCTATAAGATTCATTAGAAATGGACGGAGTATCCCAATCCATTTCATCAATAACAAATCCTGTTGAACCATCTTTATTTATTGTTATGTTTTCTTCTGTTCTTTTGTTTTCTATAACAATTTCATTTATCAAAATATCACCTCTTTCTAAATACCATATAGCAATTCTTTTTTGGCTTTTTTCATTTGCCTTGAATACTCATATGGGTCTGGCTTAGTGTTATAGAAATTAAATGTATCCCCTCCTTTATCTTGTTTATCTGTTCCCTGTTCTTTTGTTTTATCTACTTTTTCTCTCTGGTCATTTATTCTTTCAAATGTTGCATTATTCATTTCATTTAATTGTTCTAACATTTCCAGAATATCTGCCATATCCTCTTTTATACTTCCAAGACCATCTAACATAGTCTCAAATGTATTTTTCATTATTATAACAAAACTTTGCATACTTGTCAATACAGAATCAATAATTTTGCTAAATTCATTTTTATAAACCTCAAAAGAAACACCTACATTGATTTGTTTTGTATCAACATCTGACAACCTATCTAATTCTGTTCCTAATTGTTCATTTACCTTTGGCATTTCATTTTTCAGTCCAACACCAACTCCCTGTGCAATAAAACCGCCAATTTCTGCAAATACCCTTGATGGGGATTTAATCTTTAATGTCTTTTTAGCCGTTATTGTTATTTTATCAAATTCCTTTTGGACATACTTTAAAAAATCTGGATATTTTGACTTCATTCCTTTTTTCAATCCATCTACAATGTTCTGTCCAATTTGTTTTGATGTATCTTTAACTCCAACACCTAATTTTTTTAAATCATTTTTATATGTCTGTTCTAATTTGTCTAATTCGTTTCCTGCATTATTTACTAACGACTTAATCTGATTTATATATGTTGTCTTGTCTATTTCTCTAACTGCTTCTTTTGTTGCTAACTGTTGCTTTTCTTTCCACAGGCTGACATACTTATCCAACTCTGTATCTGTCATACTATTTAATAGCTTAATGTCTGCTAAAGAATCCACGCCTGCTTCCTGTAATTCCTCAATAAGACCTTTTGCAACCCCTCTCTTTCTAAGAGATTCTAATGTATTCTCCCAATCTCTCAAACCACTAACTTGACTCTGTAAATTATCAATCAAACCTTGTTTTGTGTTTTCTGATTGACTTTCAAACTTTTTAAACAATGACAACTGGCTGTTTATTTGCTCTGCTCTTGATGTTACTGCGCTATCATATTCAGACATAACTTTCTGAATATCTTCATTTAATTTTGTTTGTACTTCCTTAACATTTTTTGCATACTCTTCGTCAAGTGCTTTTATTTTTTTGTTTCGTTGCTTCTTTGCATCACTTAATTCTGCACTTATCTTTTTATACTTTGCTGTTCCCTTCTTAGATTGTTTTAACATCTTTGCCCAGAAATTTATTTCCAACTGCAAACTATATTTGTTGTGCTTCTTTAACTCATTTAATCTTTTATTTCCTGCACTAATGTACAACTTTGCTAACTGTTGTGCATTTTTCTTTGCGTTCTTCTTTTGTTTATTTACACCTTGTATAACACCCTTAACTATGTTCTGTCCGACTTGCTCATCAAACACTTTTGATGGTGAATGAATACCTAATGCGGATTTTGCTCCATCAACTATTCCTTTGAAGAAACTTCTCACCCTTGAAACAAAAGAACTTCTCATACTCTGAATACCATTCCAAACACCATTTACAATGTTTGCTCCAATAGAAACCATTTGCGAAGGTATTGACCTAGCTGTGTTTACAACACCATTTTTTAATTGATTTGCACCCTGTACACCATTACTGTGCATCTTAGACACCCAAGAAGTTAATTTGTTAATAACATTTGACAAGGTTTGCTGTATTTTACTAGGTAGACTCTTGATACCATTCACAACCCCATTGATAAAACTTCTTCCTGCCTGTATAGCTTTTGTTCTCATGCTTGCCGCCCATTTTGTTACGTTTTGAACAGCTTTTGTTAAAAAATTTTGAACCTTACTTGGCAACTGTGTAAACCATTGTATAATAGCTGTTATAAATGCGCTACCTGTTTGTTGTGCTTTTTGACTCACCTGTGTTGCAAATTGTGCCACTTTTTGAATAGCCTGCGTTAACCACGTCCATATCTTTGACGGTAACTGGCTAAACCATTTAATAATAGCCGCTATATACTGTGGTAATTGTACCGTTGCAAAATTATATATTCCTAATGCAAACTTAACTATATAACCAATTCCGAGTCCTATGGCATAACCTAAATAATATGGTATCTGATTAAAAAATGTTATCATACTATTTATTGCATTTGGCAATGTTACTGTTACAAAATTCGTAAAAGCTTCTGGAATTGTCACTGTAAAAAATCCAATAAAGCTGTCAACAATTCCTCCGACTAACTCAACAAAACTATTAAATGCTTCGGGAATTGTTTCTGTAAAAAATGCCACTACATTGTCTGCGAACCCTTGTATTGTTTCAACTGCCGAATCAATAAATTCTGGTAAAGTTTCTGTAAAAAATCCTCCAACTATTTCAAATGCACTATTTACTACTTCTGGTATTTGTTCAAAGATTTCAGATATTGTTTCAAAAAATGTTTGAAACACTTCCGCTATATCTTCTAGACCTAATGCACTCAATATGTTTGCTCCGAGTTCTCCAACTAATGACAATATGTTACTTGCCAATCCTGTTATCCCTGTCAGCAATCCGCTGAATATTGTTCCGATTCCTTTTGTAAACAAATCTACATCACCATTAATAATTCCAACGGCTGTTTGCACAATTCCCTCAATAATCGTCATAACAGATTCTATTACTGTCGCCACCCCTTGAAAAGCATTTGTAAATAAAGGTGCTATTACATTACAGAACCCTACCCACAACGACTTGAGAACATTAATTACTCCCGAAAAATCTACATTCAAATTTAATAATGTTTCTTTTATATTGTTTATCGACTCACCTATTTTTGTTTTGACTTCATCAAATACAGAAACTATTTTACTTCTAAATGTTTCATTTGTTTTCCACAATGTAACAAAAGCCGCAACCAACACTCCAATAACTGCAACAACTGAAAGAACAGGAACTAGCATCCCACTGAATCCTGCCATAAGGCTTGATATGATTGCAGGAATACCACCCATCTGCATTGCCAAACCTGCATAGCCTGCTCTCACAAGGTCGATTGATGCTTTTATTGTTTGTAATGTTGTTCCAAATGTTTTGAAAGCTGTTACTGCCATCGAAACAAATTTAAACAATTTACTCATGATAAGCATAACTGGTCCGATAGCCGCCAAAACTAAACCAATTCTAACAATCATATCCTGTTGTGCATCTGTCAAATTATTAAATTTAGTTACTAACACATTAATGCCATCTGCTAACTTTCTGATATATGGTGTCAATCTTTGACCTATTACAATGCCTGCCCCCTCTAATGCGGATTGTAATAATGTTAAAGAACCTTTTAAATTATCCAACTGTGTTTCTGCTTGTTGTGCCGCTGAACCTGTTGCATCCTTCAACCCTGTTTTAAACTTATCTACCGTTTTTGTTGTTGCCGCTGTCATTTTGTTAAAAGCGTTCATACCATATGTTGTAAATATTTGATTTTTTGTTGCATTTGCTTCTTCATCGGACATGCCTGCAAATGCTTTTGATAATTCATCCACAATATCATTAAAATCTCTGGCTTTTCCCGAACCATCATATGCGGATATTCCCAATTCATCTAATGCCTTTTTTGCCTTTGATGTTGGAGTATAAATATCTGCCATTGCTCTGGCTAACATCGTGGATGCTTCTCCACCTGTTATATTTTGTTCAGCTAATCTTAACAAACTTAATGTTGTGCTGTCAACACTTTGTTTATAATTGTTTGCTGTAGCCGAAACACCAGATAAGGCTTCTCCTAATCCTCTAACATCAGTATTAGCCAATGTTGCTCCTTTTGCCATTAAATCAGCATACTTTTGAGCGTTATCCATCGAATCTCCGAAACCTTTTACAGAAGCCGTTACATACGTTGCCGCACTATCAAGACTCATTGCTCCTGCCGATGCCAAACTCAAAACCGTTGGAATTGCCTTGATAGATTCATCTGCCGACAAACCTGCTTGTGCTAATATGTTTAATCCTTCTGCGGCTTCACTGGCTGTATACTTTGTTGTAGCACCCATGTTCAAAGCCGTCTTTTGTAAGTTCTCAAAATCTTTATTTCCATTTTTGATTTGTTTAGTCGTGATTCCCATTGTTGCCGCGACCTGTGACATAGCACTCTCAAATTTAGTTGCTACACCAACCGAAGCCGCCCCAACACCAACAAGAGGGAGAGTCAAACCTTTTGTTAACCCTCCCCCTACTGTGGAAAATGCACTGCTCAAACCTTTTAACTTTTGTTCCGTTGTTGCTCCACTTGCTTGAAACACCTTTAAATCACTAATTGCAGACTTAAATCCACTTTTAAATTTGCTTGTGTCAAGTTCAAGAAAAGCAACCGCTGAACCCATGTTCAAAGCCATGCTTATTCCTCCTATATGTCTTTGTAAAAATCAGAAAAGTTTGTATAGCTTTTCTCTTTTTCTTTTCCATTATCTAATGTTATCCAGTGCGGAGTCTCTTTATTTTTAATCCGCATTAAAACATTAATGCAAGCTTCATTAAAACAATATGCTGTGTATTCATCTTTAATAGACATTACCTCACTTGGCAAACAACCAAATTCTTTTGCAATTGCAATTACGTTTTCGACGTTTCTAGTCTTCACGAAAATTTTCTAAATTCTTTACCCCTGTCTGTGTGTAATTAAAAATAAACAACATTTGCTCATCCGTCAACTGTACACCTGCTTCTTTGATTTCCTTATATGTTGGTTGCACGAATACCTCTCCTGCTATTGTATCAATAACGGAAAAGATTTCCTTTAACATATTATCATCAGAAGCATTTACCGCTGTACCATCATTCATAAATAATTCATTTGTTTTAACTAATAATTCGTTCGGAATTTTCCCATTTTTAGCCATTGCTAAAAGTGATGGTCTTTTAAGTTTTGCAACAAAAGGCTGTGTCGGTGCAAACGGTGGTAAAGTGACTACCTCGCCTTGTGCATATTGTTTTAATTCTTCAATACTTGTTATCGCTAACTGTTCTCTATTTACTTCTACTGCCATTCTCTCTTACTCCCTTAATCTAATTTTGAAACTTCTGTTGAACTCCTACCGCTCATAACAATAGGGGAATTTTGTTCAGCACTTCTTGTACCTGTATCAGATGCCGTTGCAAACCCTGTTGGTAATTCATCCACATAACTAATCTTATATGGTGCCTGACCTTTCTTTGGTGCTGAATTGATTGTGTATTCTGGTAATCTAAATACATCGTCCTCTGAATTTAAAACAACAGGTGTTCCTTGACAATTCGGGTAAGTAATTAATTCATACTTAACGATTTGTCCAGAGCTATCATAGACTGCAGAATAACAATCTAAATCAAATACTTCTCCTTTGTCTGTACTGCCTGCGGCTGGTGGCTCATATGTTGGGTAACCATCTGAACTATCTCCAACCGTTCCACCTTGAAAAATCTTAACAACATCGGGGATAAACACATTGTCTGTTAACGTGATTGTGTGCCCTGTGATTGTTGTTGTTGCCGGTTTTTGTGCAATCAGTTTTCCCAACTTAACTAATTTTATTGCATCGCTTTCCTCTGTTTGTGCTTCAACTGCAATCTTATTAGCTGTGTCAACTGCTATCTCAACTGCTGTTGTTCTAACGACAACAAGCGATACGTCTATCGTTGGGATTCCATTTGCGGCTTTCTTTGTTGCTGCCATGCCTTTCCCTCCTTACAAATTCCAATTCTCAATCTTTCTTGTGCCATAATATTGGAAACTAATCATATGCCCTTTGACACTATCATCATAATAGCTTGGTGTTTCATTTCCTGCATACATGGCTAACGGAAAAATATCTTTCATTGTTCTTTTTACTTCCAGAACAAAACCTTCCAACTCTGAATAACTCTGTTCTGGAACATAACACATAATTGTGTAAATTGGTCTTTCAGACGAAACTATTAATGGCTGATATGCTCCATCATGTTTGATAACAACATATTTTGATATGCACTCTCCTTTATGTTGTGATGGAAAATACACATCAAAATTATTTTGTTTTAATAAATCATAAATTTGTTTTGATACTTCTTTCGCCATCTTCTACCTCAAATGTCCTAACAGCCTTGTAAATCCATTTAAAATTTCTGGACTTACATTCTGTACTGTTTCTTGTAAAATTGCATATCTACGTTCATGTGCCAATTCTAACCACTTACCATAATCAACACCATGGCTGATATAGATTCTCGTTTTATCACTCCCTGTTTCGACAAAACCTGTTAGCCTTTGTACTGCGTGACCTGTTCTATTTGTCCACCTCTTATGTGTCTTTGCATAATTCTGAAACTTTTTTGCTCCCTCTGTTGCAAACATTTTTATGGCAATCTGTGATTTTGTTTGTGCTTGTGCTAAATTGTTTAACAACTCGTCTGCTTTAATTCTTACCATTAACAACCAACTCCAATGATATGTCGCACACAATGTTATATAACTGTATGTTATTTTTCTCAACAACCTTATATCTATTTGACCCAATCTCTAAAATATGTCCATTCTGTATAGGTTCTGAATCCTCATACTTTAATAATAACAATGGTTGACCTTTTGAATGTGTTTTTGTTCCATCTGAAATGTTTTCTGTTATATAACCCTTTGATGTGTGAAAAAGTCCTCTTACATCAACGATACTCTTTTGTTCTCCTGTTGGCTTTCCATATTCATCACAAACTAATTCGTTTATATGATATGTTTCTCCATGCATTTTTATTTCTCTTGCAATCTTATATAGTTCAAATTTTAAATTTCTCATAACAATGTACCTGTATTTGGTGTTACATATTTCTGTGCTAACATTTTAAAATAAGAAGAAGAGTCTTTTGTTGAGACTCCACTAACATCTAACCCTGTTGTTTCTGCCTTTAAAATTAAACACTCATAACTTGCCTTTCTTACGTCTCCATTGTTCTTTTCTAAATAATAAACTAATTCTTCATCAGAAAAGTAAGGGATTATGTTCTCTCTTACATTCATTTTTAACTCTTTCAGTGCATCCATAAACACACAACCTTTTTACAATTTTGCTTCTTTAACTGCTCTCTGAATAATTCTTCTTGCTTCTGCTACATTTTTAGCACTCTTTGTATTTATATTATGAACCTTTGCAAACCTCATAAGCTGTTCTTTATTCATTTCACTAATTGGAATAGATTCAATATCTTCTGAATCTTCCTCTATAATGTCTTGTTCAACAACTTCATGTTCTTGCTCTTCCACTTCCTCTGTCTTCATGCTACCACCAACAATCATGTAACCTAATCTTTTGTATTTGTTTTCATATTGTTTCATGGTAACCTTTAACATATTAGGTTTTGTTGGTTTTCTAATTGTTACAAACATTTTTTACTCCCCCTTTCTAAACTTGGTCAACGGAGTAAATAAACACTTGGTCGGCTGTTGGAAAATCTGGTAAGCAAATCTGTGTAACTTTTGTTTCCACATTTACTGGGTCTTCCTTTGCCATTGTTGTAACCGCAACTCCTGTATCAGTAATCTTAACATTTGAAGCCGCTAAAGACATAAGGTCGGATTCTTCTGGCGTTGTTCCGAACCATGTCTGTCCTAAATTTCCACTTGGGAATAAAACAAAAACATCATCGTCAACATATCTCTGTACAGCTCCACTTTCATCAACATACTTCTTATCATTAATTGCAATTTCAATGTTTAATTCATCAAGAATAAACTGCTTGATTTTCGCATCTGATAAAAAACCTTCTCCATCTGTAAGAACAAAAATTGATTTCTTAATTTCTGTATTCTTTCTGAAATATCCCATAACGGTTGACGAAGTAACTGCTCTTGTTACCTCAACCCCTGTATCCTCAAGAATCTTATCCTTTGCTGTTCTAATATCTGTAAGAATTGATGCCGAAGGGTCACTCCAAACTTTTGTTACGTTGCTCTTGTGGTCGTCTGGCATTCCATAATCATACTCATAAACCTGTCCATTTCCCTCCATAGCAATAGCACCTGTTGTAAGAGCCATCATTCTCATACGCTCTCTCTGTGCCGCCGCACCTTTTAACAGTTCCATTTCATCATCAAAAATCATGTTAACAATGGAATCAATAATACTTTGATTTCCTGTTTCAATAACTTTATTTAACTCCTGCCGCATTTCTTCATCAACATATTTTGATTCTTTAAAGAACGGCATTTCTGCGGATAATTTCTCAAATCCGATTCTTGGTCTTGGAATTGCAGATGCATCAAAAGCACTTGGTTTTAAAACAATCGGTAACCCTTTTGCACCTTTTAACCACTGTAATTTTAATCCTAACTTTTTATTGTTTGGGAATAACTCCTGCCCCATGTAAGGCTCTAAATTCTGTTGTAACAATTCCCAATAAGCGACAATCTCGCCACTGATAATTAAATCAAAAATTGACATCTTATACCTCCTAACAAGCGATGAATTTAATCATCGGCAATGCTTCTTTTACCTGCTCTGTAATCTTTGCTTTTGTTGTTGTATCAATACGGTTTGTATTAACAAATCCAAAAATCAAAAGTGTTCCGTTTGCATCCCCTATTGTTACATCCACATCATGCAGAAGAACTCCTACTGCATCAGACTTTTCAGTAGAAGAACCTGCTTTTGCCGCTGTAAACGCTGTTGTTCTGTTATCAAGGTCACCAGTTAATGGTGTGCCTGCCTTTACAATCTTTCTTCCTAAACTATCAGCCGTTGCCACTGAATCATCAACAACAACTCCAACTGATTCTTGCAATTCTACATTTTTAAGAATTTGCGTAATGTTTCCATACTTTTCTGTTTTAATTCCTGTTTGATTAAACATCTTGTTTACCCTCCTAACTATGTGAAAAATAACTATTTTTTGTTGTTTGTTTTCTTGCAAATAATCTCTTTGCAAGACTGCCCTCTGTTCCCTCTTCTTTTTCTTCCTTCTGTTTTTCCTCCTGCATTTTTGAATTTGTTCTTGTTACTGTTCTTCTATTTTTTTTATCCTCTTTCTTTTCTTCCTCCGAAACAAAATAAACAGAACCACTATTGCTCTTTTTAATTTCCTCGATAACATCAAGAATCTTTTTATCTTCTGTTGCCTTTGACTTAGCAACAATTACTAAATCATCAACTAAATCTGGTTTTGCTCCTAATGTAATAGAGGCAAGCTTCGCTTCTGCAATGTCAGCACGTTCCTTTTCCTCAACAAGTCTCTTTGTGAGAGTTTTATTGGAATCGTTCGCTTTTTCTAAATCTGACTTTTTGCTTTCCTGCTCCTGTTTGTACTGATTTACTATTGTTTGTAAATCTTCCTTGCTTTCTACACCTAAAGCGGCTAAGATTTCATTCACACCCTGTTTTTTTGTTTTTTCAATGTCCACATTGTTTGTTTTGGATTCTTTCTCTTTCTGCTCTGTATTCACTTCTGCTTTGTTTTCTTCTGTGTTCGTCTCTTCAATGTTTGGATTTGTTTTATTTTCTTCCATCATCATTCTCCTTTTTTATACTTGCTTTTATTTTTGCTTCCTCTTGTTTCAACATTTCCACAAGAAAAGCTCGTTCTCTTTCTTTTTTCATCCTTACACTTTCATCGGGATTATGATTCAGTGTTTCCAAGACTGTTTTAATTCTCAGTCTCAAATTTTTTGTTTTATTATTGTCATATGTTACGGTGTATTCTCTTCCACATTTTGGACACCTAAAATAGGTTATCTTATATTCTCCCACCTTTTTGTTTTTGAGTTTAATTTTAAACTCTTTCTTACACCCATCACATATTACTCTCATATTATATCACCTCTTTAATTTTCTGTCAATACTTTTTCCACTTCTTTTTTATATTTTTCTAATAATTTTTCTCTCTTTTTATCCAATGATTCTGTCAATCGAATTCTTTTAGAATTTAATTTCTTTCCTACCTTACCACCCTCCTTTTTTGTTTCTACTGCCTGCATAATTGTTCTTGATAATGATTCTTTTATTTTTAATGTTTCTTTATTATCAATCTGTACGACTACGATTGATTTACATTCTAAACAAACAAAATATATTATATTTAAAACATTCCCTTCACCCTTTCTACAAACAACTACTTCCTTCTGTTTTAGATTTCCTTTTCCAACTACGTTATTATGTTTGCACTTATCGCACATTACATTTGTATTCATCTTTTATTCTCCCATAAAATCTAACGCATATTTATCTATATCTGGATATGTTCCTACAGGTGAACTATACCATTTACCTATTTTGTCAGCTATTGTACTCATATCATCTGGTATATATGCTTCAAACGTACACATACCATTTGGATGGTCTAATGGTAACTCATCTTTCTGAAATAACCTCCCATCACGACTTAAACACAACTGACAAGTTCTGCCATGTTGCCCCGAACTATGCCATATGTACCCTTTTACAAATGGGTCATTTTTATTTACCATTTCAAAACTTTGTTGATATGCATGGCTTATCATTGTTCTAGCCAACCTTTGTGCATTGTAATCTACGTTTCCAAAATAAAATGTTTTCTGTCTTCCTTCTGGTATTCTGTTTCCATCTTTATCTAAGACAAATTTACCCTTGCTATCTCTTTTATATTGTTGAAACTTAATTACTTTGCTTTTCTTTGTTTGTTGTGGGTTAACATACTGCTCTAGGTCTCTAGCAATCTCATAAGCACTTTTACCATACTTTGTACCATTTGCTATGATTCTATCTAGCTTTGTATTAAAATCTCTTGTATGCCCCCATATGGCTTTAGATAACGTCCAATTTCCTTTATATACATCACCAGAAGCTATTCTTTTTACAATCGTGTCTGGAACATAATAAAAAGCTTGTTCTATATCCTTAAACCCACATTTACTTAGGAATTTTCTTGTATCTTCTACCACCACCCTTGACGTATCTCTAATACTGTTTTTTATTCCTGTTTTCAATTCCTTATCAATTTGTTTTATCTGTTGTTCTATCTCTCGCTTTAACATAATCAACTGGACTTTTTCCAATTTGCTATATTTACCTATCTTCTTTAATTTCTTAGACACATCCTTATACATATCTAAATAAAGTTGATATATTTGTTTTTCCTGTTTCTTTGTTAATGTTCTTCTAATTTCTTCCGCTGACTTTAAGCTAAACTTAACCATCTGCATCACCTCTGTATGTTTTATGATACTTTAATTATTTTATAAGCTAACCCACTAACATCATCTATGTATCTTTTTTCAAACAATATCAATTCGACTTTCTTAATTGCTTCACTCTCTGTCTTTGCTTCAACAATTTCCTCCGTTAGATAACAATATCCAATTGACAAATTTTCATACACCAATATTCGATATTTTTTCATCTTACTATCCTCCTTCTTTTTGTTTCCTCTTTCTTGTAATTATATATTGACACAACTTTTATTATTTGTCAATAACTATTCTTCCAATTTCTGATTTATTTCTTCTTCTTCAACTTGTTTATTTACTTCAATGTCTTCCCCCTCTTCCTGTGTTCTGTCCTCTAAAACAGGATTTGCAATCGCTCCATCAAACATACTCTTTTCATAGACAATCTGTAAAATTTCTTCATCAATTTGTTGGTCAGTTATCAAATCCTCATGTCTATGTTTTTTCAGATATGATTTTACGGAACGTAAATTATTTTGCACTTCTTCCATGTCAGAGGACTTTTCTTCCAGTTCATCATCCAATAACGCATACTTTTCATTAATCACAATATCATATTCAACATCATTTAATTGTGGAATCTCATAAATTGTTTTTGTCATATCTTTGTTTAATAAAACAATTTCCAAAACAAATTTTATTATGTTTTCTATTGCAGGTTTCCATGTTTTAAACTTTTCATCGCATCGAACCATTAAAGAATAATATAACGCTTTGATTGATTTACCACTTGTAATTGTTCCTACTAATGTTTCCTCAGAAATATTTGGAATGTCAAGTTCATTGTACATTTCAGAATTAATTCTGTCAAGCGTATTTTTTAACGCTTCTGTATGTCCCATATCGGGTGACAATGTTCCAATCATTGGAGTTGGTTCATCCAAATTCATATTATGTTCTAAATCCCAGTAAGAGCCTGCGGAAGAACTAAGATTCTTTGTTGTCTCTCTGCTCATATCTACGGTATATCTAATCGGGTTCATTCCCTTTCTAACACAATCTACGTCTGCATTTGCCAACTTGCTGTAAGTTGCTTCTCCTTCTGTCAACTGTTTAACCTCTGACATACCTCTTTTATTCATTAATGTTCCATCATTAATAATAATCGCCACAGGTATTTGTTTTAAATCTGTTTTATGTTCCTCAATTAACTTCTCCGATAAAACCCCCGAACCTTTATAAATCGCAGAACTCATATAAACAGCACCATTGCGAACGGTATATTCATTCACCAAATACAATGAACCTCCCACTGTTATATCCTGTTCAACACATTCAAACGAAACAAATTTGATTAACTTATTTGTTCCATACTGATATTCATAATAAAATTGCAGACTATTATAAAAATGAATTGCAATTCCGTCCTCTTCTGAATAGTCTACCAATGCGGCTACCCTTTTAGCAACAAAACAATCCTTTGCACTTTGTAACAAAAGATTTGAGAAACCACTATTCTTTAACACTTCATTTACTACTGTTTGCAGATACTCAACATCCTGTAAACTCTTATCATCTGTCAACCTTGCTTTTACCTTGATTTCTGGCTGTTGCGAAAACATGAATCTTGCTTCTTTATCAATTAATGTTTTTATCTTTTTAAATTTATAATTTGATGGGATATAATCTCCCTTTGTCCCCTCTGGCTTGAAATCTGCCCCACACTGATAATCTAAGAAATATTGTATTAACTCATAGACCTCATTTCTATAAATGTTCCCTCTATCTCCTTTGATAAAATTCCCAAAAATAAAATATGGAAATGTTTTAGCGGCAATCAAACAATCATTTGACTTTTGTTTTTCTAATCCTATTACATCAATATTCATTCTTTACTACTCCTTTTATATCCATATACTACAATAGCACCCCAAAGGGTGCTAATTGCTATTTTTTGTATTTCTTTGCTTTATTTAATGTTGCATTTCCAAACTTACCATTTACGGTTAATTTAAACAATCTCTGCGCTTTCTCTTCTGCTTTTGCTGTGCTTTCTCCATATTTACCATCAATCTTCAAATCGGCATCTACTAACCAATTAAGCAATTCTTGTACTCTTTTAATCTGTGTTGGGTATTCTGTATATGTTTTATATCCATCACCAACTTGGAAATATCCTCTTGGCGGCAATACAGGAAATACATCCTTATAGGTAGTTGGTTCTACTGCCTTTAAGAATAATGCTCTTTCGGCTTTTCTACGTCTTGTAAGACCTCTGTAAACCCTTCCACCTGCCTTATTATAAGATAACATTTTCTCTGCAATTTGCTTCTTTGTTCTTGTTCCATTTGCCGTTAATGTTTTAATACTTCCAATGTTAAAACAAAAAGACACAAGTGCTTCAAACTCATTTTGATTCCAATGATAAATGTTATCATATCTATTGACTAAAGGCGAATATTTCTTTCTTAAAGATTCTAGAAGCCATTTGTTAGCGGTATCTTTTGTTATCCTCATACCACTTTTGATTGTTCTTCCTGTAATACTCTTATCAGAATTTGTGATGCCATATCCAATAGTCCAAACTCCTACTTCATCCCTGTAGGCTTTTAACTGGCATCCTTCAAACTCTTTTACAATTTTCATTCCTTCGCCATTTGCTCTAAATGTTTTCATCATTAACACCTACTTCTGGAATTCCTGCAATACTTGTTAAAACACTCACAACTCCTGCTACGATACTAGCAGATACTACCATCTTCCAATCTACAGAACTAATTACCGTTCCTGCACCAATAACACCAACTGCTGTTTGTGCCATTGTTTTAATTGCTCTAACTCCTGTTGCCTTACACCACTTAATTGTATTCACATCTGGTTTAAATACACAATTCTTAAACATTATGTTTGTTCTCCTTTCCATTTTCTTGCCTACACATTTCAAAATCATGTTTTAACTCTAAGATTTCCTTTCCATGCATATTTATTTCATCCCATTGTTTTTGTTGTGATTTACTAACGTGTTTTTTATATTCTTCAAAATCTTTGTTTTGTTTCTCTAATTCTTCTGTGAGCTTTCCCATCTTAACTATTAGTTCTGTCATTTGTTTTGTATTTTCATTTAATGGCTTATACAATGTTGTGAATAAGCCAACTATTGCTGTTAATGCAACTACACCATATCCAATAACAAGACTATTATCAATCATATAAGCACCTCTATTATATATAAAAATTTACAGACCTTATATACAAAAGAACTTAATATTATGTTTTGTCAAGTTTAATCACTTAACTTTCCTTCCTTACAATAATACCATTATAACAAGTTCTCCCTGCCTCTTGTTTTTCTACATTCTCAATTTGTTCTGGCTCTTTTATACAAGATAAGTATACAGGTTTTCTATTTTCCATAATTGCAACGGCTAACTCTAACCCATTATATAAACCTATCATATAATCATCATGTACACCCTTTAAACTCTGCTCTTGTACATCCTTTACTCTTTTTAATTCAAATAATTTACTATTCTTAAATATCATTTCTACTCCTTCTTTGATTCTTCTTCACTTAATTCTTTCCATCCTTCGTTCATTCCATACAATCACCACTTTTAAACTGATTCTGTGGATTTGTATGTTGCTTTCATCCATGTATTATAGTTATTCTCAACAATAGTTACTGGATAGTATGTTGTAAATGCACTAAAAGCGGCAATTTCGGCAGGGGTGAGCGGAGTTTCGATGGGAGTGGCGAGAGCATATATAATGAGCACAGTATTAGCTTCCAAGTATTCAACCCATGATTTAACGGTAGGAAATTTAGAAGAGTCCAGATTGAATTGATATAAATATAGGGGAGTAGCCACAAGCCTAAATGTATTTACAACATTGCCTACGCCCGCTGGGAGTATGTTACTCATAGCAGGTGCTCTAGTTCTGAAATCTACTATGACCGCTTCGTTTGAATATCTCGTCGCAGATACATTAGCGTCAACGTCTTTACGAAATACCCAAAAAGATTTGTCCAGCGAGGATATGTCGACACTCTTTACCCTCTGCACCTTCACCCCTCTCTCCAAATCCACCTCGTCACACACCCACTGCTGACCATCAATCGTTACATTTCCTCCAGATGCTACTGGGATGGCGTTGAGCGTGTATGTAAGATTTGCAGTTTCAAATTGTGTTCCATCTTCATTTGTTACTTTAACTGTAGGACTCACAACACTCTTAATCTCCTGTGGATAATCTAGTGATGGGGATGGCTTTCCACCAGTGTATGGTTCATATGGTACTTTTGCTTCACCAACACTTAATATCGCATTTTTAAACTTAGTATATGTTCCAACATCATTATTACCATCTTGGTATATTGTTACATCTGTTATATCACTTTTTAAAGTAAGTGTTTTTCCCACAGAAATTGTACCATAACCAGTATTGACTTGTAATTTTAAATTATACACCCCATTATATTCAATAACATCTGCATTAAAACTTACCTTTGTTCCTGCTTTCAAATTTACTGGGAAACTTTTTGAAAATCTATTGGTTTCTGTTTTTAAAATACTGTATGTATCATCAGCATTCTTTACTAAACATTCATTCAACATACTGTCAACATCTATCAGATTTGCTCCTGTTGTGCTCTCCTGCTCACTATGCCCATATATATTAAATTCTGTTAATACATCAGCGAATCTACCCTGTTTTGGATTGTTCAATACCAACCTTGTTCCCTCTTCTGTTTTCATAACATATTTGTCAGCTAATCCAAGGCTACCATAAATTTTGTTATTCGGGTCTAACATTATCATATCATTACGACCATATATTTGTTCATTATTTCTATTATTTTTAATCATACTATCACACTGCCTAAAAATCAACACTTGCAACTTCAACGAGTCCTTCTTCTACCGCTGTAACCTTAACAATGTTTGTTGCTTCACTTGTTCCACTTGTTCTATCTTCTATGTTATTAAATACACGCTCCCAACTTCCTGCACCAATTATACTGTAAGATTCATTGTCTCCAAGTTTTACTGTGATTTGATTATCTGTAAAATTCTTAACCAAAAACTGACTACGTCTTAATGACATAGTAAACACAGTTTGTATACCAGCAGAACAATTTTTTTGTTGCACATCTTTCATATTATATTACCTCCTTTTTTATTCCACTTGCTATTGTTCATTTTCTCTGTTCTCCTTTCCACATTTCACATTAAATCTTATCCTGCTCTACTATTTGTTTTTTGTTCTTTTATATCTGCTACTGTATAGTTATCTAATGCATACCACAAGGCACTACGATATATTGACTTGGCTTTTTATCCATGTCCTCTTATAGTTGTTATTCCTATAAGTCTAGCATACCTATTAACTTTTTATAGTTTAGATTACGAACTTTATATTTTCCTTTTACAGTCCAATTCTTTTGAATCGCTTGTGTTATGTTTACTTTATTATCAAAAAATCTTCTTGCTTCTCTATTGGAATAAAAATAAAACTTTTTATGTGTTTCAATATCTGTTATAACTATAGACTGTAGTTTTTGTTTTCTGTTTATTTTCAGAACTTTCTTTAAGTCTGGACTATCTAAAACATAATATTCCTTTACTCTTGTATTAATACCATGTATTGTTCTGTTTATTGCTTTTTCTGCTTCGTCTACCGAACCAAACTTTCCAACAAAATTTAATCTGTAATCATAAACAAAACATTCCTTTCCATTCTGATTCCACATCTTAACAACTGTGTTCTTATTACTCATATTTCCTTTTCTATTAGTCCATCTTAAATTGTTCCATTTGTTATTACATTTGTTTGTGTCTATATGGTCTACTTCTTTGTTTTGTGTTGTACATCCTTCAACAAAACCATAAGCCACTAATCTATGTACAAAACACTTCTTATATCTCCTTTTATTTTTTAATTTTAAACTTACTTGTTTATAACCTTTGTTATTTTTATTTTGTTTTAATTCTATTCCATTGTTACCATAAACACTTCCATACTTATCGACTGTATAAATATCTAATACTTGTTCATATTCCTTTGCTAATGTATTTACTTGTTTTCTTTCATACATTACTTGCAACCTCCTATTCTAACTTACAATGGCTCGTGGGAATATTATTGTTTCCTCAATTCCTATGCGTTGCACGTGTTATACAGCCGTACACCATATAACTTCCGTTCGGATTAGCATTTCAGCTTTCCCCGATTCTTCCATCCTTTTATACACGCCTAGCAATGTGGTACTCTTAAACGTGTGTGGGTCAATATTAAATTGGTCGTATATTGGTTCATCCTTTGTATCCTTTGCATAAACTAAATCTTTTAACTCTATGATTGTATTTACACAACGAGGTGAACAAACAATCTTTTTAAACCTCTTTATTTTCTTTGTGTTCTGCAATCTACTGCCAATATATTTTTTGCACTTCTTAACATAGAAACCCTCTTGTCTGTAATACTTAATTGTTTTAGGTTCTGCGCTATCACATACAATTGGTTTATCTAATGCGATAGACCTCTCTTTCACTTTTTGTACATCATCCCTTTTGGAAAACTTATCATCAGTTATGTTATTCATATATACTTCATCATAAATATA